AACCGAGCCGGGGGAGCCGGTAGAGGTGGGAGCCGTCTGAGCCATCGATCCGGGTGACGGGAATGCCGATGCCGCCGAGGCTGGCGACGAGGTCGAGATCAGTGAGGGTGAAGTGCCCGGACTCAAAATCACGGACGGTGGCGCGGCGGTAGAGGGTCATCTGCCCGTCTGCCACGGACTTCAAACCGTGAGGGATGCCCTGCTTCTGCCAGTCTAACAAACGATCATAGTTGTCATGGGCGCGCATCATGATGCAGAGCGGATGCATAGGCTGCTCTTTGTCCAGTCTGCCAGACTGCCAGAGCAGGGCGTCTGTGACCTGGATGGCGGCGTATTCGGGGCGGAGGCTGAGGCCCTTAAAGAGAAACTGCGTGTGCAGTTTAGCGCCGGATCGGGAGGGCTGAACCAGCTCGGCGGTGAAGGGGAAACCCAAGGCCAGCATGGAAGCGGCGAGCTTGGTATTACTGACAGCGGCGGAGGGGATGGCAGGCAGGGCCATGAGGGGGATCGGCGGAGGTTGGGGTTGTGCAGTGCTGAGCGCTCAGCTTTGGAAGGCCGCTGCACCGGCCTATGTTTCGTGGTGGGGTAATTGGTTACGCCGCGATCTCTGGGTAGTAGCTCATGGGCACGGTGACCATGGGGACTTTCTCGGCGTTGGTCTCACGTTTGACCTCTTTGACCATAAGGAGCTTCGCGGCATCGCGGGTGAAGCCGTGGATGGTCAGGCCATCAGCGACGGCGAACTGAGCGCAGACAACGGCTTCGCCGGGATACACATTGGCCAGGCCTGTGGCCAGACCGTTGGCGTCAGGGACGATCTCGCCTTTGACTTCAATGTCGAGCGCCTTGCGGGTGACCTGGACTTGCAGGATCTGATTGTAGCCGCCTGTGGAGCCTGTGGCACCGGCCAGGTTGCCTTCCTTTTCACGGATGTTCACACGCGGGGTGAAGCTGCAATCGGTGACGAGCAGGCCGGTCTCTGTGAACTCTTTGAGATCGTAGGCGGGGAGGGTGCCTTGGACTTGGTTTGGCGTGAAGGGCATGGCGGGGAGAGGTGAGGAGTGATGAGCGTTATGAGTTAGGCCAGATTACGGAGCGACGGCGGCGGCGGTGCCGCGAAGGGCGGTGGCTTTGAAGATGCATTTGGTGGTGCTCTTGGCGACGAGGACGGCACAGGGATACTCACCGACGCTGATGTCTGCACTGGGGGCGATGCCACCTGCCGTGCTGCTGAGGACGTAGATGGGGACGCTCATGCTGAGGGTGGCACCGAGGGTGAGGTCATCGTCCTCAGTGATGTAGATCACGGGCTGGCCACTGGCGGCGGCACTGGCGGCGATGGCGACGACGGCGGCGGTAGTGGCTGAGGCATCTGCATCAGCGAGCTTCCAGGTCTTGGCGGATGAGTCGTAATAGAGCAACTGGCCGATGGTGATGGTGGCACCGGCGGTGCCGATCTCACGTTTGGCATTGGCACCAGGCACGAAGCTGGTGGTGGTGATGCTGAGATCCGCAGCCGGAGCGGCGGACAGAACCAGGAGGAAGACGGAGGAGAGGAGAAGTTTGAAGAGTTTCATGGTCATGGCATTCGCGATGTCAAACGCTGCGACGGGAGACGCTGAGGTGGAGCTTCAAATCGAGCGCGTAAAAGACGCTGCGTGTGGCTGGGTCCGGGCGCATCGGCGAGGCCAGTCCGCCGTGGATGATCTTGAGGATGGTCCAGCCTGCGAGGCGTTCTTCGTCAATGGTGAGAAGCCAGGCATTCCAGGCGGCGTGATCCATGAGGCGTGACTCGATGTCAGCGAGTATCTTGCTGGCGTCTGCGCGAGTGGTCTGATTTTCGTTGTCTGCGGTCCCGGCTTCCTCACTCTTGGCCCATGTGAGCAGCACTGGATTGACGGTGATGACGCGGCGGCCAGACTGTTTGTTATCGTCTTCCTTGGCGGTGATGACGATGGCGGGCCTCACGGGTTCTTTGATGCCGTCCATGGTCTCCTTCGTGATCAGCTCATCGAGATAACCGTCATGTGTGGCGGTGAGGTAGTCGGCGAAGATGGCGGCGATAAAGACCTCCAGTGTGTGAGTGGCGAGCGTGATCAAGGCGAGCGGAAAGTTATGAGTTAAGCGTTATGGGTTATAACGGGGCGGCGCAGTCGATGACCCAGACAGGAGAGCAGGCATCAGCCCCCTGGATGCTGGTGAGGTTGTATTTGCGGCCCTGGTATTCGATGGCGTCTTTCGCGGCATCGAGCGCGCGGGGGAGTGATGCCGAGCCGTTGATGAGTTTCGGCAGATGGGCCTTCAGCGTGCGGACGTGGGCGGTGCCGTATTCGTCAGACTCGGCTTTGTTGTCACCACTGGCGACCTGGCAGCCTGCGATGGTGTAGCGTGTGCTACCCATGATGACCACGACCGAACCACTGAAGGGAGAGGCGGCCATGCCACGCAAGACAGCGGCCTGGAATTTGGCGGAGGTCATAGGCTGAGGGCTTTGGCAGGGGCGGAGACGAAGGTGGCAGCCAGGCAGCCGATGGCGGTGCGGAGATCGTCGTTGCGGGTGACTTGGTTGGAGATGAGCAGCTCGGCAGGCTTTGAGTGGGTCTCGCCGGGGCATTTCTCACTCACGCGCTGCGCGACGGCGATCTCGATGATCTGGGCATCTGTCAGCCGGACGTCGAAGGTGCGCATGCCGAACTCAGCGGTGGCGGGGTTGGTGGTTTCAGTGACGCGTGGCTCCATGACGGGGAGCAGGTGTCAAAGCCTGGACGCAGTGACGCCGTGCCCCCAACCAAAGGGCACGGCGTCTTAGCAACCAACGCGGAGAGGAAGCGCTCCGATTGTCGGGAGATTATTTGGCCTTCGCATCGGCAGCGGCCTTCGCATCGGCAGCGGCCTTCGCATCGGCAGCGGCCTTCGCATCGGCAGCGGCCTTCGCATCGGCAGCGGCCTTCGCATCGGCAGCGGCCTTCGCATCGGCAGCGGCCTTCGCATCGGCGGCCTTGGGATCGTCAGTGACCAGGGTGCAGGTGCCGGGTGCGCCGTCTTTGGAGATGACGACACCCTGAACGAGGACTTCCTTTTCGCGACCGAGAGTGGCTTTGTCTTTGGTCTTTCCGAGGACGTCGAGCGTGATCTTGGTCGTCGCGTCCTGGTGGTAGATGGCCTTCATGATGAGTGAGCTATTCTAGCACGATGGCGGTTAGGGGTTGGCGAAGACCTTGAGCGTGTAGCTCTTGGCGGTGTTGTCACCGCCAGCGGTGAGCACGGTGGCATCCAGACGGATGTAACGACGGGTGCTGGGCGGTAGCTTGATGCGGCGGCTGGCGGCGACGGCTCCAGCGCTGGCAGCGCCGGTTTGCACGAGCGTGGCGAGGCTGGGGATGGCCGTGAAGGTGGAGTCATCAGCACTGTCCTTCACGGTCAGCGTGATGGTTTTGTCATCGACGAGAGCGGGCGTGGCCTCGATCTCAATGAGGACTTCCATGTAGTCGGCATTGGGGCCGAGAGTGGTTTGTCCGAGGTCGATGCTATTGCTGGCGTTTGCAGCAGCAGCAGCAGGCAGGGCCTTGGTTTTGGTGAGGTTGGCGTCCGCCAGACGGCGGACGAGATTGGCAGCGGAGGCACTCATGGGAAGGGTGGAATCAGGGGTTCAGTGTTGAGGGTGGAGATTACTCTTCAGAAGCAGCGGCGACTTCGATGGCGTCGGCATCACCGATGGCGTCGGTGACTTCGATGGGGATGCCGTTGTAGCTGGTGGGGATCGGAGCCTCGCCTGGCTGATCTGGGCGAGTGGTGCCACTGCCATTCAGGACAACGGTGCGGCTGAGCTGCAGCTGGCGGCGGCTGCGAGCCGACATGAGGATCACGTCTGGCTTGATGCCCTGAGGCCAGGACTCGAAGCCAGTGCCGAGAAGGGCATCTGTGAGACCCTTGCCGCTGTCGCTGGAAAGGTTGCCGATGCGGCGGACGGAATGCTGGTTCGGGATGATGAGACCGGCGAAACCTTGGAGATCGGAAGCGTAAACGCGGATCTTTTTGTTGGAGTCGTTCGGGTCAACGATGGTCTCGATGATGGGATCTTCGAGGGAGAAGACGGAGCCGGTGCCGTAAGTGAGTGTGACACCATCAGGGATCTGGCCAGCAGGCTGGCGGTTGAAGCGGATCATGTAAACGGAACTGCCAGTGCTCGCGGTGGCTCCGGTGCTGCCGTTGATGTAGAGGCTGTAAACCTTGCCGGTGAGAGGATCGGTGAAGGTGGTTCCGTATGCCGTGAAGTTCTTCAGGCCAGGGAATCCTTTACCGTCGAGCACGCGACCACCGTAGATCTGCTGAGCGATTTTGAACATGGCAGCCTTCGTCATTCCAGAAGCTTCAGCGGCGAACAGGCCAGGCGCTCCACCGCGCTTATTGTTATCGGCGATGTGCTTCACGACTTCCACGCGACCACCGAAGGGGAAGCATTCGAAGATCTCATTCTTCCAGCTCGACTTGGAGTTGGAATGACCGCCGCCCATGTCATGGAAGCCGACGTTCGGGTAGCCGGTGCGGATGAGCGTTTCATACTTCAACTCACCTGGCCCGAGCTGCTCGGCAGGGAAAAGCATCAGCTCCGGTGTGGTGCCAGCGTGCTCCTCAATGAAGCCGCGCGTGGTATCACCGCAGTTGAGCTTTGCCAGCTCCAGGGTGCCGATGACTCCGACGACCGCGAAGGAACTGCCGCCAGCCGCCTGGGGCAGGACAGGCGAGTAAAGAACAGCCAGCGCGAGGGGCGCGAGCATGAGGAAGAGGCAGGCCAGAGCGAACCACTGGAATGCAGAATAACGAGGAATGAGGATTTTCATGGGGTGTGTGGGCGTGGGCTTTGGGATGTGGGACGGGGATTATTTGCCGCCGAAGACAGGGAGCTTCGAGAAGGCTGTGACGGCGCGGACACGCGGAGTGGTTTCGGCCTCCTGTTCTTTGCCAGTGCCTGTGATCGGAGCTGGGGCGGCAGCAGTGACTGCGGGGATGCCCTGACCGTGGATGCCTTCGAGGTGCTTCACCTTGCCTTCGAGTGCAGTGATCGTGTCCTGCAACGGCTTCACGGCGGCGGTGACTGCATTCCCCACAGCGCCCGAGATACTTTCGAGCGTGAGAGGCGCGGCGGCGGTGACTTGTGGAACGGCGGGAACCTCGGGAGCGGGAGGAACTGGAGCGCCGCCAGCCTCAGGTGATCCTGTGGCAGCGGTCATGAGGGGAGTGCGGATGCGGAGCATGGCGGTGGGTGTCTGGGGTTTTTCTGGAGCGGAGACAGGAGCGGGCTTGTCAATGAGGGCGCGGATTTCATCCGGGGCATGGAGGGCAGTCGTGATGCCTTTCAGCGGCGCGTAGGCGGAGAGTGCGACTTCGTCGAGCAGGGTATCGACGAGACCGATCTCCTTAGCCTGTGCTCCTGTGAGCCAGGTCGTGGCAGTCATGCGCTGCATCCATTCGGCCTCGGTGCCACCGGCTTTGTTGATGAAGGCGGCAGCCATGGATTTATTACAGGCATCGAGGGTTTCGATGTGCTTGCGCAGGGTTTCCACGTCCCCTCCGACACACCAGAACTCGGCATCATGAATCATGACAAGTGCGTTGCTGGCACTGCGGATTTCATCGGCAGCACAAGCGATGACTGGCGCGGCGCTGTAGGCAAAGCCGTCAATGGTGCAGACGATGCGGGCATCTTGCCGCGCCAAGATCGAACTGATGGCGATGGCGGTGGCGAAGTCGCCACCTTCGGACGTGATGTAGAGATTGATGAGATCGACCTTGCCCAGGGCGGTGAGAGCAGCCTCGAACTCCTGGAGCGTGCCAGCGCCTCCGGTTTCGTATTCTTCGCCGGTCCAGTAGTCGTAGCCTTTGGATGCCTGGCCGATGTAGCCGCGCAGTTTGAGTTCTGCGGTGCCAGCCTCGGCTTTGACAGAAAACCAAGGCTCGCGCTTGGGGGCAGTGGCGGAGGCAGTGATGAAGAATGGCTGTGTCTTGGACATACAGCCAGCCGCTGCATGTCAATGGCTCAGGTGTTCACACTCGATCAACCGCAACGTTGCGGTTGATCAATCGCCACGTGGCGATTGATCGGATGTTCACTTTTCAGCGGCGGCGGAGATCTGTTTAACGAGGTCTGCGACATCGACGCCGAGGCTGGTAGCGAGGCCGGTGATGGCCTGGACCTGCATGGCGTCGATGCAGAGGAACCAGGGGAGTCCGCGCTCGGAGCCGTAGCGGATGTTATCGGCGATTTCGTCTAACCGTGAGTGACGGACGGTTTCGCCATCGAGCCCGAGGGCGTCGCAGTAGGCTTCGACGGTGCCGATGCCAGAGCGGATTTTTTCCTGCTCGGCTTTCTCGTCGCGACCGGCATCGATGCTGGGATCGATGCCGCCCTTCCATGTGACTTTGCGCCAGTCTGCGACGATGTTTGATTTGTCGTCGAGTGTCCAAGGTTCGCGGCGTTCGATGGCATCGCCAATGACGAACTCCCAGACGGCCTGGCAGTATTGTTCGCGGACAGGGCGGCGGATGCGGTCGAGGGCTTTCTTCACTTTCCTCAGCACCATGCGCACGCTGGCACTGCCGAGCTGGGCGATATTGATCAGGTATTCAGGCGGGAACTTGAGGCAATAGACGGCCTCATTCCAACACCTGCCGATGATCTCGGCGAGGCTCATGGCCTGGCCGTGGAAGAACTGGATGCTTTCACCTTCCTTGAAAACGGGGAGGCTGATACCACCGGCTAGCTCAATGTAGCGCAGGCCGTTGTCGGCCCCGGCTGAATCGGTGCCTTTGCTGACTTTTGGCCGGACACTGGCAGGGGTGTCACCGCTCGGGGTGGTGATGGCTCCGAGGAAGTAGGAGCGGATCTTGTTGGCGAACTTTTCCACGTCACGCAGATCCATGGAATCGAAGAGGCTGGACTCGCCACTGAAGAGCCAAGGCGTGCCATGGCGCTGGTTCAGGTGCCGATCTGCGAAGATGTGAAGCATCTGGGCGGCGGGGACTTCCTGCCCTTCACGAGCGCCGAACATGGTCAGGGTGGAAGAGGCGCTTTGTTTGAGGATTCGATAGGCCTGGGGGATGTCGAGGGCATCATACTTCACGCCTGCTTCCCAGGTGTAGTCGGTGCCGTTGGAGACGATGTCACGGAAGCCATTGTTGCCGATCTGGTCGCGCGTGAGGAACTGGAGCTGGAGGCGGCGAAACTTTCGATTGGAGAGCGGCTGGGCGATGGCCTGCGGACGGTCATCCTTCACTTTGAGTGCGAAGACTTCGCCATCGCCGATCATGGTCTGGGCGAGCATGCCCTGCGAGGTGTAGAAGTCGAAGCGGCGGCGGATGTCGATGGCGGGGCTCTGCGCCCATTCGTCAAAGTAGGCAGTGGCCTGTTTCTTGAAGGCGGCATTTTTGCTGCCTGAAGTCGGCACCAAGCCATCGCCAAGGGCTTCCTCTGGGAGCTGGGAAACGAGGTAGCCGATGAAGGGCAGGGCCTCCTGAAGGAAGCGGCTTTTCTGGACGCGATCTTGAGCGATGGCCGGAGTCTCTGAGCGCCAATTCCGCCACATGTTTTTTGTGGGGGCGCTGCGGATGCCACCGCTCTGGATGGCTGACGTGGCAGCGGGTGTGGCGGCGGCTGTGATGCTGGTTTTTTTGCGAGCCATATCAGTTCAGCGGGTGGTCGAAAAAGCGAGGGATGAGCATGGCCGGTGCAGCAGCGTCATCGACGATGCCGTCTGAGTTTGGCAGGCGGCGGCGGCATTGAGTGAGGATGGCGAGCAGCCACTTGGCGGAGACCTGGCGCTCGGCGGTGCTGCTCTGGCCCTGGAAGCTGGTGGAGGTAATGAACTCGTCATTCTCCATCACGGCGGCGAGCACGCGCTTGTGTTCGCTGATGAGCCAGTCTGTGCCGAGATCGCCGAGATCCTGGACGTGCATCAGGATGGCATCAACGATGAGTTCGGGATCTACGGTGTCGGCGGGCATTCTCCGCTGGGCGGAGTGTCAATGACTGCCTTCTTGGCCTTCTGCTTTGCCCATCGGACATTCACGGCGGCGCGGGCCTGCTCACTGGTGCGGGCTTTGGATTTGCCTTTCACCTTTCCGCCTTTGCTAGCTAATGCCCGCATCACTTCCCTGATCTGCTTCAGAGGCAGGTCCTCGAGGGGCTTGGGCTGGCGTTTCTTGCGGGGCATCAGGTTCGCGGGCGATGATCAAGGATGTTTGGGCTTGGTCCCAGAATTTCACGAAAGCTCCGCGCTGCAAGGCGAACTGTCTGATGTCTTCCATGTCTTGAGCGGTGGGTTTGTGAGGCATACGCAAGCGGGCTGAGTGTGTCAAAGCTAGTTCTTATGGAGCATGTAGTCTCTTTCCTTTTGTTTTTTCCGCCCCTCCTCAGGCGGATCATCTTCCGTCTGTGACCAGCCATACGCGGCGCGAACGAAGTGCCAGAGGGCGAGGCAATACTTCACGCAGTCGCCATAATCGTTGGCTCCTGACGGATCGACCCAGACATAACGGAGGCGGCCTTTGACCTTTTTGAGCTGGCGTTTTTCCTGACAGAGTTCGTCGATGAACTCGTCATCTGGCGACTTCATGAGATGCAGGCGAGGCGCGATGAGCGGCAGCTTCTTCCCCGTCTTAGCCATGAGGTCGAGCGCTGCGACGATCTCGTCATGTTTCGCGATGCGCTGCAGGTAAAGCTCGGTGGCGAACTCGTGATGGCTGACATGGTAGGCGCAGAACTTGATGATGCCTTGATCGGTGGAGACCTCGCGTGTGCGCTCATCGACCACGCCTTTGATCTGCTGCCCGCCAGCGCCTTTACAAGGGAAGATCCAATGACCGCCGTGGAGCGGATGGCAACGGGAGCGAGGACGGGCGCAGAAGTCGCGAACGTCCTTCATGGAGTTCTCGCCATCGCCTTCATCGATCCAGATGAAGTTTGGCATGATGGTGTCTCGCTCGGACTCGGGGACATCACCCCAATCGAGGATCTCGATAGGCTGCTCTGCGACGTCGTAGAGATCATCGAAGGTTAGGCACTCGCCATAGTCGATGATGAAGGCAGTGCCATCTGACTGGAAGCCGGTCTTTACCCACTTCTTCACGTCGATCTGAACGTCCACCGCCATGGCGACGAAGGCAGGAACCACGGGGCATTGACCGTGGCGGTAGGTGGAGCCCTTGGCGAGGGCGCGAACCATCTCTCCTTTGATGATGGTCTGCTTCTCGATGAAGGGCTCGCCGAGTCGGGTGCGGAAGAAGTGGGCGAGCTGGGTGCCGCCTTTCTTTTGGGCTTTGATGAAGTGGAGCGCGATGGCTCCCCAGGTGATCTTTGGCCTGAGTGAGTAGAGCTGGCTGATGTGAACGGACATCTTGCGCGGCTCGGGTTTGTTATCGTCCTGGCCGAAGTTGGTCTGCCGCCACTCGCGCTTTGAGAGCATCTGGCCTTTGTGGACTTCATCGATGCGGCCAAAGTGCGGGCCTTCGACACGACAGGCGGGATTGGCGCACTGGTAATAGGTATCGATGGCGACGCGATCCAGATCAAAGCCGCCTTCTTCATCGCGGCAGTGGTCGAAGCGGATGTTCTTCCACTCGAAGGTCTGCTTCATGCCGCAGTGCGGACAAGGGACATACAGCCGGTGCCGAGTGCCTGTGAGATACTCATTCCAGAGGATGTCGTGTTCGTTACGCGGCTTGCCTCCGTAGATGCCTTTGGAGTTAGGCACGTCCATCACACGGTCGCGCAGATGTTCGAGAGCGTTGGCTTCGCCACTGGCGAATTCGCTGAACTGATCGACCTCGTCAGCACCAACGAGGCCGGCTGTTTTATTGGTGACCTGGCTGACTGACTGCGCTCCGGCCATATAGACGGTGCGGCCTTTGAGGTAGAGCGTTTCGGACGTGAGTTGACGGTCATTCGCTGGCACCACGTCACCCAAAGCCTTCACGCTTTTCACGAGCGGGATGATGCGCTTCTTCGAGATCTTCTTCACCTCCTTCGCGTTGTCGATGGCGAAGATGACGTTCGAGTTCTGGAAGACTACCCACCAGAGCATGACCATGAAGAAGGCCAGCGTGAAGCCGACGCGCGAGGGCTTGAGAACGATCAACTCGTCGTAGCGAGGATCTTGAACGAAGTCGAAGAGGACGGTGCTCCAAGGCTCCAGCTCTGGATTGTAGGGACCTGGAGCGCCGCTGCTTTCCTCGGCGGAGAGCATGACGTTTTCCTTCAGCCACTTCACCATGCTGCCCTTTGGCCGGGGCCGCATTGCCTGGCTGAGGAGATTGGCCAGGAAGGTGCGGATCTTCATGCTGCAAGCGCCAGGGTTTCACGACTCACAAAGCCAGAGGCGATCAGCTCGGTGAAGCATTCATCGACTCCGGCCTGCCAGATCACGTCGCGCTCTTCATCGGTCGTCGCTGCTGTGAGGCTCGGTTTTAGCCTGGTCAACAGGGAGCGAAATGACTCTGCCACAGTCACGAGCATGGGCAGCAGCTCGGCTCCGAGTTCTTCGAGGTCCACGAGCTTGCCCAGCTTCGACCGCATTTTAAAGACGGACTCTTCCGCCTTATCGACTTCGTTTCGAAGCTCGCGCCACTTGCGTTCCTTTGTCTCGATTTTGGCTTGGTCCGGGACCTCCATGGCCTGCTCAGAAAGTAGATCGTGCCTGGCGCGCGCGAGCTGCTCTTTGAGGTGCTGCAGGCTTTGCTCCTGCGTGCTGACTGCGACGTTTTCAAATCGTAGCACTGGAGCTGGCGGAGGCGTGGAACCTGCGCTCTGCGATGGTGCCGAGCTGGGCTTCGCTGGCTGCGGTGGAGGTGATGAAGCCGGGCCTGGACCTACCGCACCACGAGCCGCGTCCACGACTGACTGCGGACAGCATTGCTTCATGCGGCGCTTCCACCAGATGGGCATTTCAGCGGGGGCATCGAGTGGCGGCAGATCGGGGCCGCCCTCTGCTTTCTTCCCCTGCTCTACCCACCACTTGATCGTGCGGATCTGCTTCTTGTAGGTCTCGACATAGTCTTTGTATGGGAGCTTGTAGGCGTCTTTGGTGATCGCTTTTGAGTAGGCTGCGGACTCCGAAGGAAGGAAGGGAGCCAGCTCTTCCATGTCCTCTTTGCTCAGGCGTTTGCCCTGGGCGTATTTTAAAAGCTGAGCACTGATGCGCGCCTCGTGAAGCTCAGCCGGTGTGGCGGAGGCGATGATCGACGTGAGGAGCAACTGGCGCTTGCCAGGCGAGAGCGTCTCGCCATGCGCCA